CCTGATATACATCAGCAAAATCAAGTTATAATAAAAAGAGGTATAAAATACCCGGCGAATGATCACATGGGCGCTTTTGGATGTGATCCATATGACATATCTGGTACAGTAGATGGTAGAGGTTCTAATGGCTCTCTACATGGTTTAACTAAATTTAGCATGGATAATCATCCAGCTAATCATTTCTTTTTAGAATATATAGCTAGGCCTCAAACAGCTGAAATGTTTTTTGAAGACGTACTTATGGCCTGTGTGTTTTACGGTATGCCAATACTAGCTGAAAACAATAAACCTAGATTACTTTATCATTTTAAAAGAAGAGGTTATAGAGGTTACGCAATGAACAGACCGGATAAATTAAAACTATCTGTAACGGAAAGAGAGATAGGTGGAATACCTAACTCAAGTGAAGATATAAAACAAGCTCATGCAGCTGCTATTGAGTCTTATATAGAAGACTTTGTAGGTTTAAGGTCAACCGGAGACTATGGAGACGTGTATCTTCAAAGAACTTTAGATGATTGGTCTAAGTTTAATATAAACAACAGAACGAAGCATGATGCTTCTATTAGTTCTGGATTAGCTTTAATGGCTTGTAATAAAAACAAATACAGACCAATACCAATGAACGTAGTAAAAAACTATGATCTAGGTTTTAAAAGATATAATAATAAAGGAACAATATCAAAAATAATTGAATAAATGAAAATGTATACTAACTCAAATAGCGCCTTTCCAAGTCAGGTAGTACCGGATGCAGAAAAAGCTTCGTGGGAATACGGTTCGCAGGTAGCACAGGCTATTGAGACAGAATGGTTTAATCAAGGAAGAACTAACGGTAATAGATATCTTACTAGTTTTAATAATTTTCATCATTTAAGATTATACGCTAGAGGAGAGCAACCTGTTCAAAAATACAAAGACGAGTTATCTATCAACGGTGACTTAAGCTACTTAAACCTAGATTGGAAGCCAGTGCCTATTTTATCCAAATTTGTAGATATAGTTGTTAATGGCATATCTAGTAAAGAATATGATATTAAAGCTTACTCTCAAGACCCAGAGTCTGTAAAGAAAAGAACCATGTATGCAACTTCTGTTGCTGAAGATATGTTTGCTAGGGAACAAATGCAAGCAGCTCAACAAAGTTTAGGTATAGACTTACAGAGAACTTCACTACCTCCAGATGAAATACCTAGAACTCAAGAAGAACTAGAGTTGCATTTACAGTTAAGTTATAAACAATCAATAGAGATTGCAGAAGAAGAAGCTATAACAACTACATTAGCTAAGAATAAGTGGGAGTTAACAAAACGTAGATTAAACGAAGATTTAGTAGTTTGTGGTATTTCTTGTGCTAAAACAAGTTTTAATACAGCGAATGGTATAACTTTAGATTATGTTGATCCAGCTTACTTAATTTATTCATACACTGAAGATCCTAATTTTCAAGATATATATTATGTAGGTGAAGTAAAATCAATAACTATACCTGAACTAAAAAAACAATTTCCAGATATTTCAGAAGAAGAATTGCAAAGAATTCAAGAAATGCCTGGCAACAAACAATATATAACTGGCTGGGGTAATTACGATAACAATACTGTTCAGGTTATGTATTTTGAATACAAAACTTATATGAACCAAGTTTTTAAGTTAAAGATAACTGAAAACGGTTTAGAAAAAATAATAGAAAAAACAGACGAATTTAATCCTCCACCTAATGACGGATTTGAAAGAGTAAGTAGGTCAATAGAAGTTTTATACACTGGCGCTAAGGTGTTAGGAACGAATACTATGCTTAAGTGGCAATTAGCAGAGAACATGACTAGACCATCGGCAGACACTACTAAGGTAGAGATGAACTACGCTATTGTTGCGCCTAGAATGTACAAGGGCAAAATAGAGTCTATTGTAAGTAGATGCACAGGTTTTGCAGACATGATACAGTTAACACATTTAAAAATGCAACAGGTGTTATCTAGAATGGTTCCAGATGGAGTATTCTTAGATATGGACGGATTAGCTGAGGTTGATCTTGGTAATGGAACTAACTATAATCCAGCAGAAGCATTAAACATGTATTTCCAAACAGGTTCTATAGTTGGTAGATCACTTACACAGGATGGAGATCCTAACAGAGGTAGAATTCCAATACAAGAATTACAATCATCAGCTAGTGGTCAAAAATTAGCTGCTCTAATTCAAACGTATCAATACTACCTACAAATGATACGTGATGTAACAGGGCTTAATGAAGCTAGAGACGGCAGCTTGCCAGACAAAGACGCTTTAGTTGGTCTTGCAAAAATGGCTGCTAATCAATCAAATATAGCTACTAAACATATAAATCAAGGTAGTTTATATATTGCTTTGAGAATATGTGAAAACATTTCTTTAAAAATAGCAGACGTATTAAGATTTCCTTTAACAGCAAATGCTTTAATAGAAGGTATATCGGTATACAATGTAGAAACTCTTAGAGAGATATCAAATTTAAACTTACATGATTTTGGCATATTCCTAGAATTAGAACCTGATGATGAAGAGAAAGCAGCGTTAGAGCAAAACATACAAATAGCTTTGCAGTCGGGTGGTATAGATTTAGAAGACGCTATAGATATACGTCAAATAAAAAATCTTAAACTAGCTAATCAATTATTAAAGCAAAGACGTAAGAAAAAAATAGAAAGAGAACAAAACCAACAGCAAGCTATGATAGCTGCTCAAGGAGAAGCTCAATCAAGAACAGCAGAGCAAACAGCGCTAGTAGAAACACAAAAGCAACAAGCTTTAACTTCTCAAAAAGTTAGCATAGAACAAGCTAAGTCTCAATTTGAAATGCAAAGAATGCAAACAGAGATGCAAATAAAAGCTCAATTAATGCAGCAAGAATTTGGATATCAAATGCAGCTAGCACAAGTAAAGACTGGAGCAGAAGGTTCTAAAGAAAGTGAAATAGAAAATCGCAAAGACAAGAGGTTAAAGATGCAAGGTACTCAACAGAGTAAATTAATTCAACAACGTCAAAACGATTCTAACCCTGTAGATTTTGAAACCTCAGGAGGAAGTGAACTTGGATTCAACATAGAAGAGTTGATGCCTAAGATTTAATTAATTATATAATATTTTATCATGTCAGAAGAAACAAAAACAAATGAACCTGTTAAGCAGGAAGGTGAGTTTAAAATTAAAAAGAAAACTCCTAAAAAACTTGGACACTTAAGTGGAAACGATCCAGTTAAAGTAGACTTAACCAAACCAGAGGCTACTGGAGATATCACCCCAGACCTTATAAAGGTTAATATTCCTAGTGAGTTAATCAAAAAAGAAGAAGACAACAATGCCATTCGTATCGGAGAAACAGGAGAAATTCCTGAAAATAAACAAACCGGAGATTTGGTTGAAGTGGACAAACAAATACAAGAGCCCAGCGCGATTGTTGAAGAAGTCTCTCCCATCCAAGAAATAACCGATGAAGAAGTCAAAGAGGTTAAGCAAGAAATAAAAGAAGCTATTAGAGATAAAGAGGTTCTAGGAAAAGCTTTACCTGAAAATGTAGAAAAACTTGTTACTTTCATGGAAGAAACAGGCGGATCATTACAAGACTACGTAGCATTAAACAAAGACTACTCTAAGCTAAATAGCTCAGAAGTATTAAAAGAATATTATCTTAAATCTAAACCACACTTAGAACTAGACGAAATAGCTTTCCTTATGGAAGACAATTTTAAGTTTGATGAAGATGTAGATGAAGACCGTGAAATCCGTAAAAAGAAACTAGCGTTTAAAGAAGAAGTTGCAAAAGCAAAACAATACTTAGAAGGTTCTAAGAGTAAATACTACGATGAGATCAAGTTGAGACCAGGCGTAACTCAAGAACAACAACAAGCATTAAGCTTTTACGACCAATACAAGGCGCAGCAAGAAAAAGCGCAACAACAACACGGTGATTTTAGAGATCGTACTAAAAAACTATTCAACCAAGATTTCAAAGGTTTTGATTTTAATGTTGGAGAAAAAAAATTTAGATATGGTGTTAAAAATCCAGATAAAGTTGCTGAAACCCAGGTGGATGTTCAAAATTTCGTCAGTAAATATTTAGATAAAGACGGGAATATGGTTGATCCAGCAGGGTATCATAAAGCTATGTACGCTGCGATGAACTCTGATAAAATAGCTCATCATTTTTATGAACAAGGAAGAGCTGATGGCATTAAAAATGTTATCACTAATTCCAAAAACCCTACATCAGACAAGCCTAGGCAAGCTGCCGGTGAAGTTTTTATAGGGGGAATGAAAGTAAAATCGATTAGCGGGTTAGATTCATCAAAACTTAAAATACGAACAAAAAAATTTAACTAATTAAAAATTAAAAATTATGGCTTTAAATCCACAGTTTGGGACAATTTTACCTTCTCAAACTCAACAAATTTTACAGCAAAACTATCTTCAATTTGATGGTGCAGCTGGCGGTAACTTTGCTCAGCAATACTTACCAGAGCTTTACGAAGCTGAAGTAGAAAGATACGGTAACAGAACGTTATCAGGTTTCTTAAGAATGGTTGGCGCTGAAATGCCAATGACATCTGATCAAGTAATTTGGTCGGAACAAAACAGACTACATATATCATATGATAATTGTACTATAGCTGCAAACGGATTAGATATCGATGTAACAGCTGGTGGAACAATCGCGGTAACTAACGTTATCTCGCCTGCTTCAACAGTAGTTATTATGGATGATTTTGGTGGTGAAGTAAAAGCATTTGTTAATGCTTCTCAAACTGCTACAGGTATTGTATCGGTACAACCTTATGCATTTACAGATTTACAAGCGGTAGGAGCTACTGGAGCTGGGCTTGTTGGTACTGTAAAAATATTTGTTTATGGTTCTGATTATCAAAAAGGACAAAGTGCTGTTGGTGCTGCGGCTGGAGCTAATGCTATTGCTGCTGCTAACCCTATGGTTACTGTGAATCCTGCATTTACTACTTTCAGTAACAATCCTATTATCGTAAGAAGTCAATACTCTATTAACGGTTCTGACACTGCTCAGATCGGTTGGGTAGAAGTTGCTACTGAAGACGGAACTGGAGGTTACTTATGGTATTTAAAAGCTGAGTCTGAAACAAGATTACGTTTTGAAGATTACTTAGAAATGTCAATGGTTGAAGGTGAACTTAAAACTGCCGCATCTCCTATCGCTGGAGCTGTTGGTGCAGGTATCATTGGTACTGAAGGTTTATTCGCTGCTATTCAAGCTCGTGGAAACGTAGAAGTAGGATTTACTGCTGCTGCTGGTATCGATTCTTTCGATGCTATTCTTAAGAACTTAGATACTCAGGGAGCTATTGAAGAAAACATGTTATTCTTGAACAGAAATACTGCTCTTGATTTTGATGATATGTTAGCTTCTATCTCTGGAGGATACGCTGGTGGAACTGCTTTTGGTTTATTTGAAAATTCAGAAGAAATGGCTTTAAATCTTGGATTCTCAGGATTTAGAAGAGGTTCTTATGATTTCTATAAAACAGACTGGAAATACTTAAACGACGCTTCTACGCGTGGTGCAATGACTGGACCTGCTTCTATTGAAGGAGTATTAGTTCCTGCAGGTACTTCTACTGTTTATGACCAAATTTTAGGTACAAACATTAGACGTCCTTTCTTACACGTAAGATATAGAGCTTCTCAAGCAGATGACAGAAGAATGAAATCATGGCTAACAGGTTCTGTTGGTGGTGCATTTACTTCTACGTTAGATGCAATGGAAGTAAACTTCTTATCTGAAAGATGTTTAGTAACTCAAGCTGCTAATAACTTTGTATTATTCAAAGGAATCTAGAGTAAATTAATGTAATTCTTACCCTCGTTGAAACTACGGGGGTAATTATTACCCTTATTAAATTATTTAATTTTATTATATTATGTCAAAAAAAGAAACACAATTAAAATCAAATGGTTGGGAAATAAAAAATAGAACATATTTTTTAAGAGACTCAACTTCACCGTTAACTTTAACAATACCTGGTAAGCATACTAAAAAGCATCCTTTACTATGGTTTGATAAAGAAACAGGAATTCAAAAAGAATTAAGATACGCTACAAATCAAGCATCTGTATTCGTTGATGAGCAGAAAGGTGAGGCTACTATGGGTCATATAACATTTAGAGACGGGACGTTAACAGTTCCTAAAGAAGAACAAGCTTTACAGCATCTTTTGTCTCTGTATCACCCTTTATTAAACACAAAATATAAAGAACACAAACCACAAGATATAGCTGTTGATCAGTTAGAAGATTTAAACTATGAAATAGACGCTTTAATAGCTGCTAGGGAGATAGATATTGATCATGCAGAAGCTATCATGAGGGTAGAGATTGGATCTAAAGTAAATAGCATGAGTTCTAAGGAGCTTAAAAGAGATTTACTTATATTTGCTAAGCGTAATCCTAGATTGTTTATAGAATTAGCATCAGATGAAAATGTCCAACTTAGAAATTTTGCTTTAAGAGCATCAGAGCTAGGTATAATTTCTTTATCTCAAGATCAAAGAACTATAACATGGGCTTCGAATGGAAGAAAGCTTATGAATATTCCTTTTGATGAAAATCCTTTTTCAGCTTTCGCTGCTTACTTAAAGACAGATGAAGGTGTAGAGGTCTATAAATCTATAGATAAAAAAATGAAATAACAGGTGATTATAATAATGGGTGATCACTTGCGTGGTCACCTAATTATTAAAACAAAAAAAATAAAATGGCAATAAACGTAAACCAAGTTTATCAAACGGTTCTACTTATCTTAAATAAAGAACAAAGAGGGTATTTAACTCCTGATGAATTTAACAAGATATCTACACAAGTACAACTTGAGATATTTGAATCTTACTTTGAAGATCTAAATCAACAATTACGTGTGCCAGACAACGATAGCGAATATAGCGATCGTGTTAAAAATACTCAAGAAAAGATAGCAATCTTTCAAGAATCGGGAACGTGTCCTTACGTTGGCCCGTATTTTAGCACCCCAACAATATCCGGTGCAACAACATCTCAAACATTTACAACTACAACATCTCAACAGTATGTTATAACAAGCATAACTGCTAGCGAACTAGACGCTGGTCAACCTAGCGTTACACTAGAAGACGCTAATGGTGATCAAATATCTTTAGCTGAATTTGTAGATTGGACAATATCAGGAACAACTTTAACTTTAGCAAGTCAACCAACTGCCGGAAGAAACTTAATACTTACGGTGAAAGAATTTGATTTTTACAAAATAGGAACTGTAGTATACAAAGACGAGCACCCTGTTCAATATGTTCAACCAAACGAATTGTTTGAATTAAATCTTTCTCCAATAACTAAACCATCTAGTACTTTTCCAGTATATAAATATAAAGATAGACAAATATATGTTTATCCCACAACTATAAACAAAGACATATCTTGTACTTACTTAAGAAAACCATTAAGTCCTCTGTGGAATTTTACAGCTGTGGCTCCTAATTTTCAATACATATATAACGCAGGTGGATCTGTTAATTTTGAGTTACATCCAGTAGAGCAAACCGAAGTTATACTTAGAATTCTTATGTATGCTGGTGTAATAGTCAAAGACCCTCAATTAATACAGAGCGCTGGGCAACAGATAGCTATAGATAATCAAAACGAAAAACAATAAGCAATGGCTATACAACCTCCAAATAATGGATTAATAACAGAAACTGGGCAACAATATTTTGAAGGTGCCCAAGGTTTTAGAGGCGATGGAGCTAAGCTTTCATTCTTAACTACATTTAACACAGATCTTTTTTTAGGTAATTGGGATTCAAACACTGCTGATTATTCTTTAAATAACTTTAAGATGTATACTAGTACTCAGGGCATACCAGGTACTTTTTCAGAATACCTTACTAGTTTTTCTGTAGTTAACAACGCAATAGTATTTGATGCTGGCTTTGCTCCAGCTAATGGTTTATATATAGTTGTTCAGTTAAAAATACTAACAGGTGGTAAATACGCTACAACACAAGCGGAAAAAGCCTACGGCCAAACAACTGAAGATAATTACGGTAGTTACCAATATGTAAAACTAAACGATATTGTAAACAATTTCTTAGTAGGATATATAGGACAAGGAAAGCTTTTACCAGATTCTAAAAGAACTGATGTTATATTTCATGCAAAACGTGGAATGCAGGAATTTAGTTATGACACTTTAAAAAGTATAAAATCTTCTGAATTAACAATACCAGATGGTTTAACATTAGTGTTACCTCAAGACTATGTTAACTATGTTAAGATGTCTTTTATAGATAACTTTGGAGTTAAAAGACCGTTGTATCCAGCAAACAACTTAACTATCAGTCCTTACAATACACAACTACAAGATTCAGCTGGTATACCAACTCAAGATAATTTTGGTAACGATATAGAAGGTACTTCTATAACTCAAGAAAGATGGCACGAAGCTAATGACTCTTTGATCAATGGCAGTTGGACAATGCAAGACTTCACCAATGATATATGGGCATACAACTGGGATAATCCAAGCGCTTGGTTTGGTGCGAGTCAAGGTCAAATGTACGGCATGGATCCGCAGTTTTCTCAAACAAACGGATGGTTTAACATGAACGAAAGAGAAGGAAAAGTTTCTTTTTCTAGTAACTTAAAAGGAAGACTAATAGTTTTAGAATATGTATCAGATGGTTTAGCTACAGACTTAGATACTAAACTACCTAAATTAGCTGAAGAAGCTATGTACGCTTATATATTGCATGCTATAATTTCTACACGAGCAGGCCAGCAAGAATACTTAGTACAAAGATTAAAAAAAGATAAAAGTTCTAAATTAAGAAACGCTAAAATTAGATTATCTAATGTTAAGCTAGATGAGATAGTTCAAGTGATGCGTGGTAAATCTAAATGGATTAAAAACTAAAAAATGGCAGAAGCTAAAAATACTTTTCTAAAGTCCAAGATGAATAAAGATCTTGACGATAGAATATTACCTAATGGTGAATATAGAGATGCTCTAAATATATCCGTTGGTAGATCAGAAGATAACGATGTAGGTTCATTAGAAAATATAAAAGGTAATTCATTAGTAGCAGCTACCTCAGAAAGCAATAGCAACTTACGTTGTATAGGTAAATTTGAAGACGAAACCGGAAATAGAATATTTCAGATTTTAACTGATTATACTGACCCTGTTTCTAACTGTACTGCTATAACATATCCTACACCTGCTTCGTCGCCAGAGATGAAAATAACTGTACTAGAATTAGACACTAATAACTACAGCACACTTGTTCAAGGTAAGTTTTTAAATTTTGCAAAAAATAAATGTTGGCAAATAACAGGTATAAATTTAGTTGAAAATCTTTTATTCTGGACTGACAACAGAAATCAACCAAGAAAGATAAATGTAGAAACAGCTTTAAACGATAGTAGTTACTACACAGAAGAGCATCAAATATCAGTAGCTAAGTACATGCCTGCTTTACCGCCTAAATTATACAAAGAAGTAGATACAACAGTCGTATCTATATCTAGTTCTAGCGCGTTTAAAGTTGAAGACATCACTGGTATATCCGTAGGTATGACAGTAGTATCTAATACACCGGATAACGTTGGTGGCCAATATATAAATGCTAGTGAATTCTTAAAAGTTGCTAGCATTAGTGGAGATGAAGTAGTTTTAAATGCAGTTCCAAGTCAAACAGTAGTTGTTGGTCAAAACATTAGATTCATAGAAACAACTATGACTAACGAAAGTGGCGATCCAACATGGCCTGGAGACCCTAGTTACTTAGAAGATAAGTATGTAAGGTTTGCTTATAGATTTCAATATGATGATGGTGAATATTCTATAATGTCTCCGTTTACTCAAATAGCTTTTATACCTGAGCAGGAAGGTTTCTTTTTATATGGAAATGAAAACGAAGCTTACGAAAGCAGTATAATAAAGTGGTTTGAAAATAACGTGGATAATATAAAATTAAGAATAGAACTACCAGAGGTAGGTTCTGATTCTACTAAAGGAGGAAACTCTCTTAAGAATATTATAACAGAATACAAGATACAAAACATAGATATATTATACAAAGAATCTAATGGTTTAGTTGTTAAAGTTTTAAAAACTATCAGCGGTACTACTATGGCTTTAGAGATGAATGAAAATGTATATGTGTATGAGTATCAATCTGAAAAACCATATAAAACATTAACAGAAGGGCAAACAACTAGAGTTTACGACAAAGTACCTGTTAGAGCTGTATCACAAGATGTAGCCGGTAACAGAGTTATATACGGAAACTTTAAAGATAAACATACGCCTTACGACACTTTAGATTACAACTGTACGGTTCAACCTAAGTTGGATCTATATACTTCTTTTGCTGAATATCCTAATCATACTTTAAAACAAAATAGAACATACCAGATTGGATGGGTTTTATCTGATAAATTTGGAAGACAATCTTCTGTTATCTTATCAGAGTACGACACTACGTCAACAACTGCGGGTGTTTTACTTTTTGGAGGTTCTACAGTGTTTCACCCTTACTATGACGAGAACGATTCGTTAGATGTTAAGAAGTGGTTTGGTGATGCAGCTCTAGTTTTATTAAATCAAACTATAGGTAATTTTACTTTAAATCAAAGTGATAGAAATCTAGCAACTGGAGCTCCTGGATTATACGGAGAACCTACAGCTAGTTGGGTTGTAAGTAATTCAACTAATGACTCCATAACTCCAAATGGCAATGTGTCCTGGACGTTAACGTTTAGCACACCTACTGTAGGTGCGTTACCAACAACAGATGATTATTTAAGAGGTGAATTTGTTGATTATACTAAAATATTAAGTATAACAAGCGCGGCAGGTGTTACAACTATAACAACTAAAGATAAACCTAATTCTTACTACTTATATATTATAGAGAATACAGATGAAGACACTAAGTTTGCATATTTTATTAATCCTACAGGTTGGTATTCTTATAAAATTGTAGTCAAACAAAGAGAACAAGATTATTACAATGCTTATCTGCCAGGATTCTTAGATGGTTATCCTGATGAGATGACTCAAGGTTCTCAGGTTAATTATGTTACAACAACAGACACGGGAACTGGTCTCATCGATGGTTCTTACGCTGAATTAGAAAGCGGAATTAATAAGATACTTTTTCCAAGTGGTGAACTAAACAATACAGCTCATACTGTTTTGCTTAATGATAATATAAATAAAATACCTAGGGATTTATCGGAAGTTGGACCAGATCAAAGACAATATAGAAGTAGTGTAGAACTGTACGGTAGAGTAGATAATGTAGCCAATCAATTTAGTATAACTGGCTTTCAATGGTTTGGAGGTAACGCAGGTGCTGATCAAGTTAATGAAATTACTTTTCCAGGCCCTAACGATCCTACTAATGTAGCGGTTTTTTGCCCAGCAGGTTCTTGTACAGGTTTAGAAGAACCTTTAGAGGTAGGTATGGCTTTACTTATGGCTAAATGTGAGTATGATGGAACAAGTTTACCAGCTTGTAGTAGACCAACTCCAACTGTTCCAGATCAATTCTTCCAGTATCCTGAGTATTTTTCAAATGCAACTACAATAACTAAAATTGTTTATGACTCCACAGCCAATGTAACTACTGTTTCTTTTTCACCAGGTGGTGCCATAAATGCGGGTGCAAATCATTTAATAATAGAATATGGTGACAATACGCAGTATTATCCTGTTAAAAAAGCTGATATAGCTTCTACTATTGGTACTGCTGAAGACTTAGGTTTTTATGAATTCTCAGTTGATAACTTTAATGGTAGTGCTGCTAGAAATCTATACCAACTAGAGACTAATCCTATTATCGCTAGATTTTCTACAAATAAAAAAATAGGTGTTATAGCTGCTGATATGGTGCCTTGGTTGAGTATATACGAAACCGCCCCTGTCGATTCTTTATTAGATATATTTTGGGAAACCACTACTGGCTGGAATTACATATCAGATATAAACCAAGATGTTCTAGCTGGATCAGATAATCCTACTGGATTTACCGATCGAGATTTTACGTTTATTGAAAACCAAGATTACCTAGGTACTGATAACGATATATTAACCGGCGTAACAGGCGCTGCTGATTCTCCTTGGATAACAGATATATTTTATCCTATAAATAATACTGGCGTAAATTTAACAAACACAACTTCTACTATGACAGTAGAAACAACCGCTGGCGTAGATGTATCAGGTGATTTTGTTTTAGAGCAAATACCAACTACTGATCCTAACGAGCCGGGTGGTTATAGAGTTAAGTTTATAGGTAGAAACCATGTATTTTTAAACACTGCGGAATCTGTAGAGTCTTTTACTTTTTCTTTAGCAATACTTTATCCGACAGGCTCGGCTGACGCTACAACAACAACCAGAACTTTTACTGGTAAATTACAAAACTTTGCACCCAGCTTTGATCTACCATGTAATGATTATACTACAGTAACAGGTCAATTAAACACGGGCACTGTTGTAGATTTTGATGGTAAAAACGGAACAACTTTAACATCGTCTAATACAGATGATTTATATTGGACAATAACAGCTGGTAATGCTAGCAGTTATTTTATAATAGATAACCTGACTGGCACAATAACCTTAAACCAAGCTTTAGGAGGAGGTCAATTAGTTCCTTTGGGAGTTTACACTATAACAGTACAATTACAAGATGCTGTAAGTGGAGGCGTGCCTCTAACTACTGCTAGCGGCGGAGCAGACTTTAATAGTAAAACAGCTACTTGCTCGGTTACTATAACCGTAGGACCAGAGATGGTTCCTTCTTTTTATCAAGGTTCTTACCTTTCAGAACCCATTTGGGCTCAACAAGCAGCTTACAGTGGCGCAACATGTGGTGTTGACACAAGTGCAGGTAACAATTTAATGACTGGAGGTTGGTATTTTGGACCAAGACAAAATGGAGTGGGTAATCCAGCTATTAATAATACTCAAACTCCAATAACATGTGATCTTATACAATTTCCCGGAGGAGTCAATAACGATCTTGGAGCTACGCTTACTCCAGTGGCTTTTGATAAAGGTACTTTATTAATTAGTCCATCTATAGAAAATATTATGGCTTGTAATCTAGCAGGTGATGGAGAATGTGAAACCAATCAATCATATATTAGTGAGTTTAGAATATACCACAGAGCCGCATCCGCAACCACACCGAATCCAAATTCTTGGGATTTAATAGACGACGCAAATGGGGCTAAAGGACCTAACCCTAATGATACAGTGTCAGACAGTGTTGGCAATACGTTTAAAGCTTTTGCTAGAGGTAGATCAAACAGTGGTGGATTTGCTAACGAATCGTCAATGGCTGGTTATAAAATAATAGATGGTGACAAACTTCCAGGTGAATATTTTGTTACAGTTCGCGCTAATATATACATAGATGGTGTTTGTCAATGGCAGTGCTTCTGTGATCCTGGTAGTGGTGGAGTAGAAGGCCAATACCAAGGGTATGTTACTCTTGAAACTGAAGATGCAAACTTTAGCTACACAGCAGTTGGACAAGGATCATTATATTCTTATCCATACACTGTTCAACAACTTGGTGGTACCAGTGGCACTTTTCCAACAGGCACTATAAGCCCAACAGAAACACTATATGCTCACGCTAAGTATGGTGTATCTGTAAGACAATTTTTTACCGACTCAAGCCTTTTGACCCCGTGGGAGCCAAGTTTAAGCAGTCCAGGTCAATATCATAATTTTGTAGGTGGTATTAGACAAACCGAAATTTGTAACAGCCCTTCAGCTGGCTGCAGCGGTACATCTTGGGGTAACTATTGGAATAATAGTGAAGTTAATACCTGTGGTAGTGGTTGGAGTAGTACTGAGCCGCAGAATATGAGAAGACCTGAGACGCCACAATTTAGAGGTAAGTTTAGTTCAGACGGTACTATAATAGAAGGTTATTCAACACCTACTGGATATGGAAGTTCGGCTCTATTTGCTAGAACTGCTTGTCAACAAGCTTTTAACGGGCTTTACAGTACGCTTGATTATGGATTTCCAATGGTAAGAAATGCTAGTATGTCCGGCGTGTATTGTTCTTGATAATAAGTAATAAAGTAAAAAAATAAGTGATAATATAATATGGCTGCAACAATAGAAGTAAATTACTTTAACTCTTTTTGGATAAAGAAGATAGATTCGATAGTTGAGGTGAAGCCAAGTGTTTCAGAAATAGCAACAACAGCCGATAGTTCTACTCAAGAAATTAGTAGTGTAAATCGTTTTTTAGGCTATGGACAAAGAGTTTTTGCTAAAGACGCTGCTGGTGTAGATATACCTACATATCCTAGTAAAGTATATTTAATAGGTGGTAGTGCTATAGGTGGAACAGCAGCTCCTTTCAATGTTATACTTTCACAGCAAGTTAGTTTGACAGCTACAGATCAATTAATATTTGGGGAAATTGAAGATTTTACGGAAGTACCTAGACTGTACGCGAGTGATGACAGTGATTGGTATGCTGAAGAAGCTAGAATAAGAGGCGGATATAATAACACAAACGTGGACCTGGGTGTCAAAGCTTATTTGGTTGAAGACGATGCTAGCCAGAATAATAGATTTAATTCTATGATATACTCTGGTATATTTAATTCAAGAACAGGAGTTAATAATACTAATCAATTTTCAGTAGCAGAATCTATTACAAGAAGTTTAGATCCAGCTCAAGGTAGTATACAAAAACTATATGCTGAAGACACTAACTTAGTTATATTTCAAGAATTAAAAGTAAGTAAAGCATTGATAGATAAAGATGCTATTTACACTCAAGAAGGTCAACCATTACAAGCTGCTTCTAATGTAGTTATAGGTGGCATAGTTCCTTATGCAGGTGAATATGGTATAAGTACTAACCCTGAATCATTCGCTAAGTTTGGTTATAGAAAATACTTTGTAGATAAAAACAAAAATTTAGTACTAAGATTATCTCAAGATGGAATAACAGAAATATCAATGTATGGTATGGTTGATTACTTTAGAGATAATTTATCTACTGTTGGTGACACCCCTATATTAGGTGGTTATGATATGCATAACAAGCAATATGTCACAAGCTTTAAAGGTGATGCTAACACTCTAACGTTTGACGAAACAGTTAAAGGCTGGACTAGTAGATTTAGTTATCAACCAGATCAAATAGGCAGTCTAAGAAATAACTTTTACACGTACTTCAAAGGTGAAATATGGAAACACTATTCTGATTCAGCAAATAGAGCTAAATTTTATGGCGTAGATTATGCCTCTAATGTTACTTTGGTTTTAAATCCAAGTCCGTCAATGGTTAAGAATTTTACAACTATAAACTACGAAGGCAGTACTGGTTGGACTATTCCAGAGAATGGTATAGTAACTGATCAAGATACAGGTTTACAAATATCACTTTATCAATTACCAACAACTCTAGCTGATTTAGAAAATTCTTTGTTTACAAACAACTTTAAAAAGAAAGAAAATAAATACTTTGCTAACATAGTTAATGTATCAGCATTGCAACCTGGAGAGGTTATATTTGGTCAAACAATGACAGGTGTGAAAGGGTTTACTTCTCAAGTAATATTCTCATCACCACTAGATGCAAACGGAGACGCAATAGCACAAGCTAACGCTTTAGAGTTATTCGCCGTATCATCTAATTTTAATCAATCATCTTATTAAATTAAATCATATGAAAGAATTAAGCGCAAGAAGATTAACTCACGATGACTACGATGTACTAGTTGAATGGTGGAAATCTTGGCCAGACTGGGTTCCTTTAGGTAGAAGTTTATTACCTGAAAATGGAACAGGTGGTATTATGATAGAGAAAGATGGTAAGCCAATTGTGGCTGGATTTCTATATGGTACTAATTCTAAAATAGCTTGGATGGAGTGGATAGTATCTAATCCAAAAGAGAAAGACAAAGAGACTAGATCAAGTTCTATATTGTTATTAATAGATTCATTAGAAAAATGGGCTATTGAAGGTGGATTTGAATTGATTCTTAGTATAGGCAGAAGCAAAAGCCTTATAGATAAACATAAGAAATTAGGATATACGGTGGATAGTAATCCATCTCACGAAATAGTTAAAAAAATTTAAAAAATATGGCAGCAGTAGCAGCAATTGGCGCAGCGGTATCAGTAGTAGGTGGTGCTGTTTCAGCTAACCAAGCAAGAAAAGCCGGCGACAAAGCTGGTAGAGACGCTCAAAGAGCAAGAGAGGAAATCGCAGCTATAAAGGCTGCTCGTATACCTATCACCAATCCGTACGCTGGTCAAACAGACCTATCCGGTTTAGCTGAAAATTTATCAGGAATGATGAATAATCCTTTTGCCAACATGGGTGTAGCAACACAAGCTGCTGAAATAAAAATGGAACAAGCTGACATGGCTTTAGCAAATACCTTAGATACTATAAAATCCACGGGTGCTGGAGCTGGTGGAGCAACTGCATTAGCACAAGCTGCTTTAGCCAGTAAGAAAGGTGTTGCAGCAGACATTGAAACGCAAGAAGCTAAGAACGAACAATTAAGAGCTCAAGGTGAACAACAATTACAAGCTATGAAAGTAGCTGAGGAACAAAGAATGCAGGCCACTCAAATATCAGAAGGGCAAAGAATGCAAGCAGGTGAAGCAGCTGGTCAACAATTTGTAATGAACATGACAGAGGCTAGATCAAATTCGGACTTAGGGTATGAAGCTGGCAATTTAGCCAATGCTCAACAAGCACAAGCTAACGCGTCGGCGGCAGAAGCTGGAGCTTGGGGTTCTGCAATATCAGGTGTGGCTGGGGTTGCGGGTAGCATAGGTACTGCCGAATCAGGTACACTATTTAACCCAATAAAACCTAAACCAGAGTAATTTAAAAATATATAACTATGAGTGCATACGATAATCCTAAATTAATAAACGATCAATCTGCTTTGGCTTGGGCTGCTGCAGCTCAGCAGGTGAGTAGTTCTGTAGTTAGTGCTTTTGATAAAATTGTTAAATTTCAAAATGATCAAAAAGAAGTATCTGACAAGAAACAACAGGTTTTTGATATAGCTTGGAATGCGCAATCATTATCTCAATATCAAACTTTATCAGAAGTATCAGATCAACTAGAAGACGCTGGAGTACAAAATAGTATTATAAAAAACGCTCAAGACATTCAAAAAAGATTGATGAATGGAATAGGTAAAGAGGGTGATAAAGATTATAAAATGGGTTCTATAGAAGCAGCTACTATATTAAAAACTAGAGGTGTAGACAAAGATGAGCGAGAGAAGTTAAATGAAATAATAACAAAAGCTAACTCAAACTTAAAGACTACTACTAAAACAGCTGGAATAATAATGACTGATGTTGCTCAAATAGAGCCATTTAAAGGTACACCTGGTCCTGGTAGAAACCAATATTGGCAAGGAAATA